CCTATCGCCGCCGTTGGCAAATATCAGTTCAGCATCGGGATAGTGTGCTCTTGCTTGTTGAATAAAATGTTTTGCTGATCCGTCATCATCATCAAAGGTATAAACTTCATCCACCATTGACAGATTGTTGACAATGCAAAGTCGTTCGTTCCAGGGCATAAAGGCCGCACCTTTTTTACGAACCAGCCACTCATCACTATTGAGGCCAACAATCAACATGTGACCTAGAGTTTTTGCAGCTTTGAAATAGGCAATATGCCCTGAGTGCACAGGGTCAAAACCTCCAGTTACTAATACAATTTTCATACTGGTATTTACAGTGACCAAACACTAGACTGAAATATCTTCCATACCCGCAGCACGTAGTCTCACAATGTGCCCAGCCATCCATTGCTTTGAATCCAGGCCTTTCATGATGCCCAGCCATTTGTTGCGTAACAGGGCAACTTCATTGATAATGGTTTCAAAATCAACCACTTCATCTTCACCGTCCACATACTTTTCAGCGTCTCTGGATGTGAGTGCACGAGCATATCCTTCCAGATACTTTTGAAAATGTCGTCGACGAATCTTGCGCAGTTGAATGTTGAGATAGTTCAACACAGCTTCAATTTCTTGCAGCTGGTTGAACCGTTGCTCAGTGATACCCGGTAGCTCTTTGATCCTGTGCTCAACTATGCCACCAATGCGGCAGTCGCGGCGGGCAAGGTCCAGTTCTTGCTCGTAATGAGCAATGAAATCAGGGATCTGGCCCAGATCAGCAACAACACGATTATACCACATGATCTAATTCTTTCTCTAGCCAGGGAAATGTTACACGCCAATTGAGATTTCTACGTCTGTCCAGCTCGTCTAGATACATGGCCAATTGTTGTATTTTTTCTTGATTTTTTTCGCAAGATTCAACTTGTAATTTTATACCTGTCATGTATTTTTTAGCATGTTGATCCCACACTGTGTCGTCAGACATTGTTGCTAGTATTCTATCAAAATCTTTAGCAAAAAAATCTGGGCCAAATATTCCTGGATGTAAAAATTTGTAAGGCCCAACCACTATTGAAAAATGATGGCCTATTTTTCGATTTTTTTTAATCTGTCCAATATACTCAATTAATTCAGGAACAGTTTTGATGGTCAGCCCTGTTAAAGTCTGATTTATGTTCAGTGTGATCCATCGTTGATTGACCAGGTAATTAAAATTTTCTTTCCACTGTTCTAGATTCATTCCGTAACGCACATATTCTTGTTCTTTTCCAAAACAATCAATACTTGCGGTCAAATCAAATCTTTTAATTTTTCTTTCTGCTACTAATTTTTTTATTTTTTCAACATAGGTAACAAGTTTAGACTTAGAAATTTTTAAATTGCTTATTACATTTAGCTCAAGATGGGGGCTTGGATGAGATTCAAAAAAATCTAACATGGTATCAAACTGCGGTTGATAAAAAGGTTCGCCGCCAAGAACATGTAGTCTAAACACTGCGGTATAATTTGCATCAAACCATCTCCAGAACGCCTGAGTTAGATCATTGAGACGTTCGGGCTCTTTTGTTTGATTTTTGATCAGTATTCCGTGTTTTTCAAAAGGCCCAAATTTTTGATTTTCTTGATATATTGTACTACTGAACATTTCGTCGCAGTACAAACAACTCATGTTGCAGACATTATCAAAATATACTTCTACAATTCGAGGAGTCACTGTGATTTCTTCAGGATTCTGATCAAGTTCAGGCGGAACAAGATTTGGAATCTTGAGATGCATCATACGATCGCTTGAGCCGCCAGCTTGTTCGATGCTGCTGCAATAATCACATCCTTCCGTTGGCCATTCTCCGTTGAGCATTAGTGTTCGGTCTGCTAACTTTTTTGGAGTGTTGTGAAAAGAATCAAATGTTTCAGCTGTTATTTGTTCCTTTTTGACTCGATGGCACGAACTGGTAGTACCCTTGTTGAGAAACAGGGTACTCCAGGTCCATTTTAATTGACATGCGGTCTGAGTCTTGATCGGAAAATAACGATCGGACATTAGTTTTCCCAGCGTTCATCTTCGTCGAGGTCTGACTCTTCTTCATAATCGTCTTCGGGGGTTTCTTCTACGTCACGGTTGACATACGCAGCCAAGGCACGTTTGATTTCAGTATCGCCCTTGAAAATGTTACGAATTTGATCTGCGTCATAGTCATTGTCGATCAACACTGCAACCACAGTTTCAGCTGCTTCGTCACGGTCCACCACGTTTACGTAACGACGAAGTTCTCCCCAAATTTCTGCTGCTACATCTGTACTCATTCTGCTGTCTCCTCATCTGTAGTAGTTACCTCACCCTTTTGATTGCCAAAATCTTTCATAACCACATCCAAGCAACCGTCGTCGTTGCGTTCCCACCCTTTGCGGAACTTCTTGATGATTTCGCCATCGCTGGTGGTAAACACCAGGCTGTTGCCTTCTTTCTTGAGCAGACCTTTTTTCTCAATCAGGTCAGTCAGACCTGAATGTGGGCTCATGCCAGTTGAGTAAGGGATTTTGACCTGCATGCCTTCGAACGGTTTGGCATAGCGTGTTTTCATTACCTTGCATCCGGCGCGAATACCCATGACATCAGTAATCTTGTTGCCATCTTCATCTTCTTTGAGTTTCATTTTCTTCATGGCAACCACAATACTGCTGGCGTAGATGAAACCTTGACCACCGGAGATCTTGTCATCGGGATCAAACATGTCTTGGCTGGCGTAGGTGTGGTTGGTACAAACCAGGCCCACATTGTAACTACCAAACATGTTGACAGAATTACGAACAAGTGCGGTTAGTGCCTTGGGCTTGCGGCCCATGTCACCTTTCATGTCGCCTGCTTCAAACTGGTTGACGTCTGTGGGAGTCAGCAACATGCCCAATGAGTCAATGACCCATAGCACTTTCATGCGTTCTTCTTCCGGCAGTGCTTTGTAGTCTGTCATGAATGTGGAGATTGCCTTGGCAACGTCATCAATCATGCTCATGTTGAGCTTGAGCAACTTGTCTGGACCGGTGTCAACACCAAGTGCGTGTAACCAAGATTCGTCAAGTGCGTTTTCTGTGTCAATAAGAATAACAAAGATACCCTGATCTTGTGCGTTCTTTACAATGTTGCCACTGCAGATATAGCTCTTGCCGGCTCCCGATTCACCAGCAAACACTGTTACTTTGCCCAGTGGAATACCTTTGTCAAAGTCTCCTGAGATTAGATAGTTCAGTGCATAGTTGCCGGTACTGATCCAGTCTGTGGGATCGTTGAATCCAATGCTGAGGCCCTGGATGCTTTTTGTGATGTCCTTGCGGAATTTTGAAATGTCAAATGGTTTGCCCATGGTGTTTCCTTATCTTAAATTGTATAAATCTTTAAAAATCAAACTGCTATCTAAGTTTCTTCGTTGATCTAACGCTGTTAGCTTTTCAAAAGAGTCTCTTAAATTCTTCTCAAATGGTTGTTGAATATAGTGCAAAAGATTACGATAACTGTCTTCGAGCAGATATCCTGGTTGTCGCGAAATCCTTTGTTCTAGTTCATCAGTCACTGAGTATAACACATGATCAGGCAGATGTCTAATATTTAGATACTCAGGATTGGCCAAAGCACCAATTATGAAACTATTGTTGTGAAATCCAATATTGCTCAAATAATCAACACACTGAAAAACACTTTTATAATTTAACAAAAAATGCAACATGTTGAATGATATTTTGTGATCAAGCTGTCGTATTATTGTTAAGTTTTCTAAGAAATCTTTCCAAACACCACCGTGTCTGATGTACTCAAATTCTTGCTGGATTGATTCTATACTCACTGTCCAATGCACATGTTTAAACTTGCAAATTGCGTCAAATATTTTTGAATCAACTTTACTCAGGTTGGTGTTTACACGCAGTTTTACTTCAGGATTTAATTTTTGTAACAGTTCTAAATTTTCTTTCATCAACAATGGTTCGCCGCCAGCCAGATACACATGCTTGAGTTTGTGTGCGTTTTTGTAAATGTATTCTCGAAAGTTTTCCAACTGCTCTGGACTGGGAGTAGGTGTTGTGATCTTTAATTCTGCAGCCCACTTGCTGCTGAATTCGGGGCTGCAGTACACACAAGAAAAATTACATAGATTGCTCCATCTAACATCAATTGTTTGTAAATCAAAATTTCCTGCCTGATAAGTGGCCAATGGCACTGTTTTGAGTTCGCGAATATAAAATATTCGATCGCTAATAATATCGAAATTTGTTTTGCCTCTCTCAAGTTCGTAACAAGGTTGGCAACTGGGCACCAATTGTTGGTCAATAATATTTTGTTGTCTTGATGTGTTGGACTGACCAACAACAATGTCCTCAATTGACTGGTCACAGATGTTTCCAATGGGCATGCTGTTTGTGCTGCGAATACAATTTTTTACCTTGCCATTGAAATTGTACATCAGGCCGGTCCATGGTATGGGACAAAAACTCTGGTTGGTTAGTATGTCTTTTGGTGTCATATTGGGCCCAGACTTATATCTTTGATTGCCAAGTCAGGAGAAGCCAACTCAAATATATTGATTAATACTTGTGCCCAACGGTCAACATCTGCTGCTGGAGGAACAGTTTTTTCAACACTGGTGGCAATATTTCCCGGTCTCACTATTGTAATAGTTACTCCAAGTTGTCGATGTCTGATTTGTTTGACTGCTTCTTCTAGTGCTATTTTTTGCACACGATATTGGTCCATTTCTAGACCAACTGCTTCACTCACTGGAGTTTGAGTCATCATGGTACTGATCACAACAATATGTTTTTTTGTGCCTTGCCATCTCTTGACCATTTCAAACAACAGTTCAGTTTGTGCGTAACCTGCTTGAGCATTGTTGATAAACACATCGCAAGGTTCTATCAGATTTGCTATTTTTTGTGTGACTCGGATATTATGACCATGTCGCTGACTGAGTCCAACAATCTCATGCCCCCGAGCAGCATACTGAGCAGCCAAAGATTGTCCAATTCCTGCAGTGTGTCCAGTTATTGCTATTTTCACGATCTTAGTTGCTGTTGTTTGTGTAAAAATTGGTCTAGTTCATGTTGATTGTTTTTGTCAATTGCAACATGTCCGGGAAATACTGCGTCATATGATTGAGTCAGAGAATTTTTGTATCTGACATTCAACACCCTGGGTGTATCTAACAATGCATAAGAATGTTGCAAATTATGTTGGTTGATAAAATTCTGAATATTTTGAAAATCACCAATATTCAATGCACTCACTGTGGTCCAGGTATTTAGGTCTATGCCTGGCATTGACTGATATTTCATCAAGTTGTTGTAAAATTTATCCCATTTGATTGGCCAACGTACCCAATCGTGCACTGATCCGATGCCATCCAGACTCACTGTCACAGTGACCTTTATGCCTGTTGCTGCTAGATCTTGCAGTTCATCAATGATCAAAGAACCATTGGTATTTACTCGTACTGATTTGACATTCTTGGGTAGGTTGGCCAAGAGTTTTTTGTAATTTTTGCTAGCACTAGGTTCTCCTCCATTGATGTCTAAATGCACAATGCGTTCCTGGGGAAAGTTCCAAAAACGCACAGAGTTGTCTACGATAGGATAATATTTGTTTTTTAAGCTACCAATTTTTGTACTTAGATTTTCATTGCAGGTCAAACATGCACTGTTACACACATTATCTAGCACTCCTCCCACAATAAGATAGTCCGGGTGTGTTTGCAATTGATCAAAATTTATTGTGTTAAGTCGTATGCTGCCTTGCCCTAAATTTTCAGTTTGGTTGCAACGAACACATTCTTTGGGCCATTGATTTTTTTCAAATTGTTGTTTAACTTCTTTTAGCCAATTGCTGTTGTCTAGTTGATCTAAATTTTCAAATTGCGGTGCATTAACCATATGACCGCAGCGCCCTACTGTGCCATCATAATTCAGTCGCACAAAGTGATCAAGTCTTGGGCAGTGCATTTGAAATCTGGTGTGTGTGATCAACTATCAGTTGGTATAGATCACTGTGAGTTTTTTTGATAGTATTGATTAATTCTACAAATTTTATCTCTTGCCCTATACGGTCAATCAACAGTTGATCTAACAAAAAATACAATTCTAATTTTTCCCAGGGAAAATTTTCAATACCCTTCAAAAACTCTGAAGTAGGAGGTACAATGTCAGTGCGGTGATAAACAGCAGTTAGATTTTTTATATCATCAACATGTTGGAATTTTAAAGGTGCCTGACTGTGTCTAGCCAGATTGATTAACCAAAAAAATTGAGGAGCATAATGTCTGTTTAGAAACAGATATTTCCCTACAAAAAATAAAATTGTCTTGGGGTCTAGTTCACCATGCTCTCTTTGACAAAGTTGTAGAAATGTATTTACTCCACTGATAAATCGTTCTCGAGGATCACGTAAAAAAACTGTGATTGGTGTTTGAATATTGGATATATCATGCTGGTTCAGCGTTTTCCAGCCGGCAGCAGCAGCTGATTTACTCAGCGACGAGCTACCATTTTTAAAAATTGGATAGACAAATAGCTGCGAGGGCACTATTTCTAGTATCTCGCAGCTATCAGGAAAGATAGATTTATCTATCTCACTAAACATGATTACTTGGCCTGGCGGCTGCGAATCATGGCCAAGATGTCTTCGGCCTTCTGCGTTGATTTTGGAGCAGCAACGGGCTCAGTAGCAAAAGATTTTTCTGCTACCTCAACATCTTCGTCAAAGTTTGCTGCAGGTGCTGGACGTGCTGCTGGCTTGGCAGGTGTGTCATGCACATCGCCGTGTCCATCTACTGTGAGTGAACCGCCAGCAGGTGCGTTGACACCAGCAGGACGGAAGTACTGACCCCAGCGCTCGGTATCATAAGGCTGTCCATCCACTGACGCTTCAAACATTTCCTTGATCACACGCAGTTCCACATCGCCGGGACGCTTGGGCAAGAATGTGCTCAAGTCAAACAAACCATATGCTTCCACAGCAGCCTGTTCAGTTTCAGTCAAGGACGATTCCTTGCGAGCCCACTTGCTGGTGTTGTAGTCAGCATAACCACCTTTGGAAGTCTTGGCAATACGGAAGTCTAGTCCACGCAAGGTATCAGTTGGTAATTCTTCCAGTTCTGGATCCATCAAGGCAGCCTTGATCAAGGTAAACAACTGAGGCCCAATGATAAACTTGCGAATAGGATTGTCCGGAGTTTTGTCGTCGGCAATGGGGTTTTCACGCACAAAGCCTTGGAAAATGTAACTGCGTTTCTTCCAGTACTTGCGACCCATGTCTTCCAGGCTCTTGTCTTTGAACCAGCCACGAACTTCGGCCAAGATTGGACAAGTATCGTTCCACATTTCCACGCAGGGCACTTGGACCATGACTTGTTTAGAGTCCATTTCGCCCTTGACGCCATTGAATGGCAGTCGGATCATTTGCCGTTCGATCCAGAAGAATGTGTTTTTGGAGTTGCCATCAGCTAGAAATCGAAGCGAGGCACTTTGTCCTTCTTCCATGTTCCAGTGTGGGTAAATTGATCGGTCTCCTCCGCCTTGGGAGTTGTTGGAACCTTTGTTTTCGGCTGCTGCCAAACGTGCGCGAATGTCTGCTAATGATGCCATATTGTGTTGCCTTTCTTGTGCGTTAATATGATTTTAAAAATTTAAGATTTACTTAAATGTTGCCTACAAGGTTATTTTAACACAGCCTGTCTGTGTTTCCTACGGAACTGGTTAAATTAGTTGTCTACCAAAAGGTGTGCCACTACACATCTTTCTTTGTTTTATTTATACGGTGTAGGCAAAGTTGGATATTTTGTGGATGCTTGATCAAACTGCTGTAGATGTTTTATAAAATTTCCACTGGCCACGTGTTCAAAATTAAACTCAATGGTGTCTTTTTCTTGTTTGTAGACACTGTGCCACTCATCTTGCGTCATGGTTGAAAATTTTTTCAACATCTGTGTGATTTTGCCTATTCGATCAATTGAATCCAATTCTCGATCAAATTCATAATCAAAGCACTGATACATACGAAACCCCATAAAATCATTAAGAAATTTATGATATCCTGGTTGAGCATGGGCTACCCATAACGTTTTGTGCACAACTGGATACAAAAATTTTTCAGTAGGAAACGGAACATAGTGGGCTGGATGAGTTTCGGACACTAAATTAACAAATGATTTTTTATTTTTTCTTGAGAGTGTTATTAAATTGTTAAGGTGATCCACCCCTGTTGGCAGCCGCCACTGATCCAGCGGCGTTTCATGGTTGTCAAATTGAACAATTTTGCAATAAAAATGATTTCTTGCTATAGTTTTTGACAAGCAATCATAATCATGACCAATGTATTTTAAATATAGTGATTTTACATCAACAGTGTCTTGATCAATTGCAAAGTATTTTGAACAAAAATTATCATCAAACCATCCTAATTCGTGCAGCCAAGCTACCAGTTGTTGTCTTTCCAGATAATAATTCATGTTGAACGAACTTAAAAAGTTAGTTCGATCCAGTTGCAATTTGTGATCTAACGTATGGTTGGCTGCATAAAGTACAAATTTCTGAAAATGATTGTTGTGGATCATTAAATTGGCATGAAACAATATGTTCAAAACATCATACTTAGATTTAACATTTTCGGGTAACAAGTACTCAGACAAGATAGTAGTGCCTGGGTCAAATGTGTCTAACAACCAATTTTTATAGTCAGAATCAAACCCGCCAAAATGGTCTTTTAGCCAAACAGTACTCTCGTCGATGGGAATTATCGCTTGTTTTGTCCAGGGATTGAGCTGAAAAAGATCAAGCATTTCAATTTGTTATCGCAGCAGGGCCAGACTCTTTATTCTGGCCAACAAGGCATCACCTGCTTGACTTTCTTTTATTTCAGCTGCTCGTTGTCGTTGAAGCTGTGCTGCTGCCCGATTGATCGACCCCCACTGACCACTCATCTGATGTGTCTGCCCGTGATTTGGTCCAGGAACTCCTAATTTTTTAGCAACTTGTTCAGGAGTCATACCTCTGGCCAGTAATGCCAGGGCCTCAGCATCTTCTTTTCGTGAAGCATCAGATGATCGGGCTTGAGCAGAACCAGCGGCGCCAAGGCCAACCGCGGCAGCGCCTAGGCCTCGCAAGAACCCTCTACGGCTTAAATCTTCCTCCAACCCTTCCAGTTCGTGAGCAGGCCAGCTGATATAGCTGCGGCCGTTGATGTCTCCGGCTTGTACCACAAACACACCCGGTGTATCATCATAGCCTTCGTCTTGGCCAATTTCCCAGCCTGCTGCTGCCAGTGTTTGTTCCACTTTAGGATCTTCATCACCGTTGTACCACTGTGCTGCCAGCTGTCGAAGTGTGTCATCACTGAAGCCATCGTTGCCGTCATTGTCACCCATTGCAAATTCGTTTAGGCCTTCAGCCATGCCTTGTTTCATTTTTGTCATTGCGGCCTGAGTCTTTTCGCCTGAATCGATATAGGCGTCGGCATCCACTTCTTGGCCTATGCTGCGACGTTGGTTCAGGCCTGGCATCATGTCTTGACCTTTAGTGTTATGTGTGTCAATAATGTTGTTCAATTTCTTTTGAAGTTGTTTATCATCATAAAACAAAGCACTAATGGCAAACGCAATAGGACCCTGGGGTGCTGGGTCATCATTGGTCCAACTTTCTGTTTGACCAGTTTGTAAATCATGCACATCCATGGTTTCTATTGCCAGTGTTGGACCATAAGAAACCATGTCAACCGGTCTGATAATAAAATTTGCTGATTCTCTTGCCCTGACATTTTCTACTCTAACTTCGAATGTATTGTAATTTATTTCATTTACAAACTCTGCTCGCCAACCGCCATATTCTTCTTCGGCTTCGTCTTGTGCCAGGCCTTCAGCCACACCTTGTTGTGGCAACATATTTTTGTATTTTGCAAACCACGCTTGCTTGGTTATTTTATACATGTTGTAGAACTCACGAGGGCTGACTGTTTTGTAATCTTGGTATTCGATGTCAATATCACTCATCTGGCCTTCTGCCATGCCCGACTCGTCCAGGCCACGGTCCTGGCGCCATTTGCGAACACTCTTGCCCTGATCGCGCTTGCTGCCCAGTTTGGGTCTAAGATCGCCCAAGGCTTCTGCCACGCCTTCGTTCTGTGGTTCATAGTACCAGCCCATGCCTGGATCATCGCCACCAGTTCGTGCTGGATCGTTAAATTTGAAATAGGCAATTAGTTTTGGCTTACCGTCGTAGTTCCAGTAGCCTTTGAACTCACCAGTGGCATCATTGATATCTTCCTTATCAAAATGATCTGCTTCAAATTGACCAAAGAAATTTATACTACGACCATACGGTTTGGGATCAGGGTACTTGTATGGATCATCGCCGATGTCGTCATCACCGCCGCCACCAGGAGCAAATTCATTCAGGCCTTGTGCAGCATACTTGGCGTACACATTGCTATTTTCGCCGTAGCCATGTCGTCGAGCCATTTGTTGCAGTTGCTCTTGAGTCTTGCCTTTAAAGTATTCTTTCTTTTCAGCGTCGGACATTTGACGAATTTTTTCTTTGACTCGAATCACCGCCGCTGGCATGGCGCCTTCTGCTATGCCTTGCTCACCTACCACTGCTTTGCCGCCGCCCATAAAATTGGTTGCAGCCGCTTTGCCCAGTGTTTTGCCAGCTTTGCCGGCCGCTGCATCACGCATGCCACCAATGTGGCGACTGCCGTAATCAGTCCGTTCGCTTTTGCGCGGCTTGCGGAATTTGCCCTGTTGGATTTCGCCACCACGTGCCAGGAAGTCATCCACTGCGTCTTCGTCCATATTTTGCTGATCTGATTGATCCTGCAGTATTTCTTCTCGTGACTTGCCATACTTGGTTTCAAATTCTTCATTGCTCATGAGAGGATCTTCAAGATCCATGGCCAATTCTTTTACACGACTTTCTTGAACTGGTTGGGACTGATCAGCTGCTGGTTCAGCAGGCATTTGAATACCCAGTTCAGCCAGCCGATTCATAACTTCGGTATCGTCAAAGACATTGGCTCTGGGATCTCTTTCAGCCAATTCACTCAGTCGATCAAACAAGATATCATCACCCACTAGGTCATACAGTTGCTCTGTGGCATTGGTAGCATCAGGCCCCACAATTAATTCACGGCTCATGAGATCTTGTAGTCGTTGCTGTTGTTCTGGAGTTTCGGGCAAGGCCCAGGTGCCCTCAATCAAGCGTTGGGCCCATGATTCAAATATGTCAGCTTCTTTCATACGGTTCTCTTGTTGTAGTCGTGCCAGCACAGGCAGTGCTGCTTCAATTCGGCTGTCCAGAGTCTGTTCCACAAACATGGTCTTGATAGAATCTACCAGTTCTTCTTGTAGAGTGGTTTCAGCAGGATGCCAGGACTCAAAATAAGTTTTGTAGCCACGTGAGCTGCCCATTCTTTTGAGATTTTCTCTTATGTTTTTGTAGTAGACCTGTGCTTCAGTCACCAGTTCAGCCGTGACTCCTTCCAGCACACGGCCAGCACTGGCACGGTTGAATCTTGCCAGTGTGGCAATTTCACTGACCATTTCAGTAATGTGACTGCCGCGCACATCATAAGGGCGGCCACCTTGACGCACATGCTCCAGCATGGCTCGAGCACCTGCTAGATTTTTGAACTGCAGTTTGAAACGCTCTGAATCCACTGTTTCGATAAACAAGCTTTCCACATAGCGATATCGAGCATCTGTTTCGCCTAGAGGTCGATTGTGTTGTATTATCAGTCGAGCCTGTGTGGGTTCGCCTGAGTAACTGACTTTTCGTGTGCCATAGTAGCCTTCGAACAGGCCTTCTTTGATGGCAGCAAGACCCTGCATGGTGTACTTGACTTGGTTGATGTTCTTGGGACTGTAGGTCCAACGTCGCATGTTGGCAAACTTGTGCAGGTGCTGCACAAAGTCAAAGAATTCGTTTTTATCGTTGCCTTCCATGCTGCGACCAAGATTGTCCCCGTAGAACACTTGCATTTCGTTTTCAGTGTCCAGAATAATAACCATGGTGCCGTAGTCTTTGCCGCTGCTGCTCACATAGTCAAATGTAAAAATGTCGGCGTTTTCAGCATCAGGTGGGCGGCCTTCACGGTCCAGCAGTTCAGGCCGAAAGTCGCGGCTGGCCAACAGGTCATTTAATTGTACAGATATATTTTCTTGTGCCATAGTGTGTTATTTATGCGTTAGCCCATTACAGATATGAATGGGAATGGCTCTACAATGGAGTCTCCATGATCTTTGAGGTGCGTGTCCAGTTCACTATGATAGGTCTGCAGCATCATCAGCATGCGAACCGCCAGCAAACTGGCCATGACCAAATCATCAGTTTCACCAGGTTTGGCAGCATAGCTAGTGCCCAGGGCCACAAAGTTCTTGAGCTCACTGACCAAGGGCCTACTGCGTATTTTCATACGGTCAGATTCCACAAGAATTTTGAACTTGTTGCAGGCTGTGATTTTGCTTTTGTGAGTGGTGTTAAAGCCCTTGCGGAATCTGCGTCCAGAACTGCCTGTGACTGAATTGTCGCTGAGAAAATAGCCCGGGATGTTTTCTTCCCCATATTCAGCAATGGAGATCAGTGCTGCTTCGCCCAGCGTGTTGTTTTCCACTGAGTAATAGATGCTTTTGTCATCCCGGGTGACTGCGTGTAACTCTTTGACAATGTCCACCAGGATGCGTATTTGTGTGGGTATGTCAGTACGATTGTGGCGCCACTCGGCCACCTGCTCAGTTGTGCCTGCTTCGAACACCTGAATAGCAGCAGGATCGCTGCCAGTGCCCAGACTTGGGTCCAGGGCAACAATGTACATGGCATTGGGTTTGAGTTCAGAATACCATCGCACCTGCCCTGTGCGACGCAGAGGCTCTATGCCTTGTATGTCCATCAACTTGATAGGAGCAATCAAGGTCTCATCATTGATCACAAACTCGCAATCAATCTCTCGGCGAAATCGTTCTTCGCCCAGTTGAGCCTGTTGCTGTGCTCCCCATTGATCTCCACGTTCAGGATGCTCTCGCCAGTAGCTGCGAAACGCCCGGAATCCGTTGATGCCCAGTTCAGTGGGATTGCCGTGCTCGTCTTCGGTCTTGTTGGCACCTTTCCACAAGAACGCAAACTGATCTTCGTCTGAGTTGGGTGTGCTTGTGATAATGGCTTTACCACCAGTGGCCAGGGTGGGCGAAATTGACGTCCAGAATTCTTTGGCAATGGTGGGTCTCACGAACGCAAATTCGTCAGCGTACAAGAGTGATATACTCATACCCCGGCCTGTGGTTTCTGTAGTGGTTTGCGATACAATGCGTGAACCGTTTTCAAACTCAATGGAGCCTTTGTTGTAACTGGTAGCACCTGCTCTAATGTGATTGAGACACAGTTCATATGCATATCTGATACGCTGCATAATCTCCTGTGCACCTGTATACTTGTGTGCAGCAATCAAAATTGTGGAATCTGGTACAAACATAGCATACCACAGAAGATAGCCTGCTGCTGATGTTGACTTGCCTGTTTGTCGCGGCATCAGACTGATCGAAAATCGATAGTTGTGATAGGTGTGTATAAGTCGTTTCTGATAATCGTACGGATGATACAGCATTTTACCACGTGTGGGATGCTGGATATAAAAGAAGTTGTCCATGAAATACAGCGGACCAGTCACAGGGTCGGCACAGGCAGCAAACTGTTGCAGTTCTTGTTCTGAGTAGAGTTGTTGTCGATGCGGTGCTTTGACCAGCACTGTTTCGAGGGCGTTGCTCATGATGTGGCCACTTCAATATTTTTTTGATGCTGCAAATACATGACATTTGCTATGTATTTTTGGTAAAGTTCTCCAGGATGCATCAGATCCCTGGCAAGATCAACATGGCCATGGTTCCAGTTGAAAGTTCCAGTATTGTTGTCCAGAGCACCAATGGATGAACATGCAAATAACGGAACATTGGATTTTGCACATATTTGTTCCATGGCCAGCATGGTCTTTTTTGTGTTATAAATTCCATTGAAAGATTGCGACAACCATTCTTTGGCAAAGCTTTCATGCCGGCCCAGGGTGCTGATTTGTATTATGGGAAATCCGTTATTGATGTCACAATACTCAAATCTTGGTTCGGGTGGAATCAAAAGAAAAATAGATTTTGGCTTCAATCTATCAATATAGTATTCCAGAATTCTAAACACAGTGTCAATTGAGGCTCCGCCGCTGCCCAAATTCCACACTGTCAAATCCAACATAGAGGACAACAGGTGCGGCCAGGTTTGCTCTGTATGCAATCCTGTTCCTTCAGTAAAACTGCATCCCAATGCCAGAGCACATGGCCTGTTATCAAATTCTTTGCATCTGTAGCCATGACTATTGTAGGCATATTCAACAACAGAATCGATCCAGCCCAGTTTGTGCAACAAATCACGAGTTGAACTTTTTTGCATATTTTTTTCATAACATTGCAAGGTATCGGTCCCGTTCCAATGTATGGTCTGTCCTCTGCGGGCATAATTGGTCTGGTATGGAGGCATGATGTTGTCAGGGAATAAAGAAGTATTCATAAAGTGTTATGTTCCTGGTTGGAATATATTTTCTATCCAAAATCAATTCAGTGTTATTTGCACAAATGCTCCAGCTCGGGCCATAACTGAACAAAGTTTCCTGCTTGGTCTGTGTGATATTGATTTTCAATTTCTTGTATGTGTTGTTTAAATTTGTGTTCAATACCGGGTGCAGCAGCGGTGACTGCTTGATACATAGCTAGAGAGTTATCAAAGAATGTTTTTTCGACTGCAGTTGCTTGGCCAGACAGATAGAACTTTTGAATTTCTTCTGCTGCTGCCGCAGCAACTGCAGGTCCGTGCAAGAATGGATCCAGGTAGTCGGGCTGAAACAAGTTCTGCCACAGCACAGTGACACCAGCATCTTGGGCAAATTGTCTAAATTCACAAATGCCAGTGGCGCTGTAGACATTGTACACTGCATGAATGCCGCCCCAGTGCCCTTGTGTCTGCATTAGATTTTTGATTGTGACCAAGTTCTTTTGTATCAGGGGCCAACTGGCGCCATGTCGTACATACTCAAGGCGTGAGCCTATGTTGTCAAAGCTCATGCTCCAGCCCACACGTTTGCGCTGTGCTAGTTTTTGGAATATGTTGTTGTTTTCTAAATCCACACTCATGTTGGTGATCAAGGTCACAATAGCATCTGGGGGAATCACATCTAACAGTCGGTTGTTCTCAGGCAACAGCAAGGGTTCGCCACCAACCAGTGCCACTTCATGTATGTGTTCCTGGTGCTGTTCGATAAAGTCACACACTTGATCGTAATACGGCCGAGCTCCTGATTTGAATGGTACTTTTTTCAAAGCAGCCCACTTGCTGCTGCACAATTCACCACAATAGTTACAACTTAGATTACAAGTTGTATTCCAGCGTATGTCCACTATCACAGGATAGTGATATTGTGATCCTGCTTGAGAAAAATCAAAATCAGGGTTGACACGATTATGCCAGGCACGTTCAGATTCAGCACCAAAACGTTCAGCTTGTACACAATTGCTGCAATACTCATGTGCTTGCCCAACAGCAAGACTGCGGCAAATTTCTTTCATGGTATTATTATTGAGAATTTCTGTGATACTGTGTGAGTTGAGATTGCCCAGCATGTTGGGATTGCCAGCACAGCAGGTTTTGACATCTCCTCGAGGATTGATATGTAAGCCACGCCACGGGGCGGCACAAAAGAAATTGCTCATGTGTTTATTTACACACAGGCAGATCAGTTTGGCAATTTAAGTCAGTTGCACCAGCTGACCTTGGCGTCGCCATAGTACTCACGGGCCAGGCCATTGCTGATAAGTCCCGAACGAATGCTGTGTCCGTCTACCAGGATATCTCCCAAGATACGGCCACCAAACTTATCCCATCCATAGATAATAACTTGATGTTTTTTAGCTCCTGTAATGGCTTGGGTTGTAAATTTACTCGCCACGAGGGCTTGTTCATTTTCTCGGGGACATTGGGCACGATGTCCTTTTTCAGGCGTGTCAACTCCAAAGATTCTGACAGCCAGTTCTGGTTTGAGCGGAGCAGGTAAAAAGGGGGCGGCGATCACAACTGTGTCGCCATCACTCACTCTGATAATTTGTGCATCATACACCACGCCTTTGGGTGTTTTTTGTGCAACGGCCAGCGCAGGAACGATTAGCAACAGTGCAAGTAGTTTTTTCATTTTCTCATTTCCTTGGTCACATCTGGCCACCATTCTGGATCCGGATTTAACTTGTTCTTGTACAGTTGTTTGATGCGTGTTTCATATTCCGCTTTGCTGCCTTGTACTCGACCAGAAACCACATCCAACACATAGTTCAGAGTCACTGCGTTGGCGCTGAGTGTGGCACATCTAGCACTCACTTCGTTTTTCAGCAGATCCAATAGAATGCTTTCTGATGATTCTGCCAGCACTCTCACAAACTTCTTGGGCACATGCAGATCTATGGTGCTGTACACATAGTCATAGTGTGGTTCTGGGCAGCAGTGTAAGATATATTCATCTAGGACTTCTATACGCTTGAAGCCATCTTTGTCGTACCACACAGCACGATTTTCTGTGAGTTCGTCGGGTTGACCCAACTTCTTGGTCAGACTCTTGACAAGTGCTACCGGTTCTTCGTTGCGCCACTGTGCCAGTGAATTTTTGGATTCTGTTAATATTTCGTTGATACGCATAGTTGTTATTTATTCACTATCCAAAAACCCAATCTATCTCCACCAGGGCTGGGGTACCAAGTTGAGCCCACGGGTTGCGGCAAAGGATTGTCCTTCCATACAGGGTATATGACATCACCTGAGTGATTTCGAAAATCATCGTTGTAGCGTAGATGCACTTCAATTGCAGTGCTTCCTATGTATTCAACATTTATCCAAGGAACAATTTGCCCTAGACCGGTCAAGAACGCCGGCAAAGCATACACTTCACTGATCTTGGACCAACGTGAAAATCTGTCTAGTCGTCGAGCATTATCTCTGAAACCCTCCACAGTGAGATCTTGCTGTCCATAATGGTAGTCCACTGACACATGGCGACCCTGTAAAATTTCACTCCAAAAATATCCATCGGGCACTGCGTCTGGATTTGATCTTGTCAGCTGTTGAATACTTGCGCCGCGACTCATCATGCGTATGTTGGTGATAGGCCTAACCACATAGTCACCATCGCAGGGTACTGGAATACCTGCAGGGCCAGCTGAAATATTCTGCTTGCGGGCCACTATGAGTTTGTCATAGACCCATAACCAATCAGTAGGGCAATGCGGCCACACATCGAGGTCATCGATGAGTTGCAGTTTCTTCATTAGATATTTATTTTTCAATAACCCCGGAAGGGCTTGACCGGACTGGTGTGATTTACCAATGCAGGTTCTAGACTGTTTGGTGTGCTTATTTGAACTTTTTTAACAGGCAGTCCAGCCATTTTTAATGCGTAGTCAATGGCTGGCTCAACACCGTCATTGAATCCAGCAATCACAGCATCTTCACCAAATGCCGCTGTTGCACTCCAGTCAGGTAACTGGTCAGTAATGCCATCTGTGCCAGCGTCACTTCTAGCACGGGCTATTGCCACGCCTAGTCTATAGATCTGATAAGGATCACTAGACTTTACACCTGGCAATGTAAACACATGGTTCATGGGATCTGCTTGCTCCGGCGGCAAGGCGGCTTGTTCTGTGATAAATTCACGTGCTCGCATCAGTAGCCTTTGAATGCCTTGACAGGACTTTGAGTGTTGGTGCTGGGAACTTCTTCCGAATCCATGTCACCAGCATTCAAATCTTCATATTCAGCACCTGCTGCCCGAAATGCTTGTTTAAGCATTTCGTGCTCAATTTCGGTGTAGGGATAGGCACCACGTTTTTTTCCTATCCAACTTTTGGCATCCATGTCCAATACATCACCTGACCCGTCGGCCATAGCCACTGCCATCATCACACGATTCAAGGTGTAGTCACTGTTGGCACGTTCAGCATCACCAAAAATAGTTAGGCCTCGTGTGGCTGCTTGACGGCGAGTTCCAATCTTGCCGTCACGCTCGGTGATAAACTCCTGTGCCCGCATTAGCCGTTGCCTATGCCATTTTCTCCAGCGGTGGCAGAAGTTGCTGTGCCAATTGCAGTAGCACTAAAAGCAGTACCAGTTACAATATTGAGATAGTTACCGGCGCCAACAAAATACTGTTGAACTGAGTTGCCTGGAACAACAATAGCGTTGGCATAAAGGTTACCAACGTCAGTGGTCATTGTAGCATTTGCTGACACACCATTGGCCTGGATGTAGGTCAATTGCACTGCACTGATTTGAAATGTTACATTGGCCACAGTTGTAGCAATTTCTACTTTGTCAGTTGTCCAGGCTGTGTTACTCACAGCGTTTACCACTTGAATTGCAGCCATTACTTTGTATCCTCAGGAGGAATTGCAATCACTGGCTGAAACAACTCACGTGTCTGATGCAGCACGCCAGGAATATCAACAGGTTGTTGTTTGTAACCCTGGGTGGCTGGACTGTGGGGATTTAGCACAGGAGGGGTTGTTAAGTTTTCATTTAGAGGTTTGTACATTGTGTTTCCTTTATGATATTACCAAGCACGACATGACCAGTATCTTGCTTTGGTGCGAGGTCCTGGATTGTCGCAGTTGTGACGAGCTCTAAAGCTTCTGCGTCGAGCTGGATTTGATTTCTTGATTGTCATGTTGGGATCACCAAAATTGACTTTGACCACATTGCCTTGTGGGTTCTTGACGTAGACTTTGGATTTTTTAACGTCGCCCTGCATGGGCTTGCCCAGAGCTACCTTACGACCTTGATATTCGGCTTCGCTCATGTCTTGCTCTTTGAGACCATATTGTTTCATCAGAGCATTGGTATCTTTGGCAAACTCCATGTCCGCTGCTATCAATGTTTTTATAGATTCGGCATGTTGTCGTTTGGCCAAATCAGTATCGTTACTTGACGATCTTTTGTTATTGTACACAATTGATTTGATTTTTTCATAAGTTGTTTCAATGCGTTTGTACTCTTGAGCAAAGCTAGGATTGGTATACTTAAACTGATCTGCTGCGTTGCGAGCTTGTTTGGCAACCTCTCTTGATGCAGCACTTTGAGCGCTTAATGAGCCTGCTGCTGGAGCAGAGCTAGTGGATGGAGCCATTTGAGTTGCTACAGGTTTGCCTCCAACGCCGCTTGTAAAGCCACTGTAGCCGTCTGGTCCATGTCGAGCTTGTGCGTTGCCTGCTCCTAATGCCATTGTGCCTGCCAATGCTGCGGCCGCTAACTTGTCACGAAAGCCTTCGTCGAGTTCGTCTTCGGCCATACCTTGCTCGCTCAGAGCCCGTTCAACTTCACGCACATAGGCCGACACATCGCTGGAGCCAATTTCATCATCGGGACCTATGTTCACGCGGTCAGCAACTTCATCCACAGCAGCCATCACTCGCTCAGGTCCATGAGCAGCCAACATACCGGTGTGTTGCATCAAGATGCGGTGCAGCATGGCCCGGGCCACAGGATTAGACTCGCTGTCGCCTTCCATGACGCCACTAGTTTTCTTGCTGGCAATATAGTCAGCAGCAGTATCCACATAGTCAGCAGCACGATCAATCTTGCTCTGAGTCCACTCAGGCATGTTGTCGTTGTTGCCCAGCAGGTCCATGAGTCGGCGAGCAGCAGTCACAATGGTGTTGAGATCGTCTTTGGCCATGGAACCTTCTTGATCATACTCGCCAGGATCTTGATCTGCAGCATTGCTGTGTTGTTCTGTGCTGCCGCAGCCACAGCCTGAGCCGCCGCACTCCATACAGGTTTGTTCAAATGTGTAGCCGTAGCTTTCCAGCAACTGCATCATGCGATCATCTGCAGCAATCACCACACCGTCGGCTCGACTTTCTAAGACCACGCTTTCAATCAGGCATTCTTCACGAATGTTGATGGCAAACGTGTCGCCCGTCAAGGGGTTGTCAGCAGCGTGTTCAGATTCTTCAAGATAATCGCGTAGGCTTTTCATTATTGTCCTTTGTACGATTTCCACAAGTTTGCTGTCATTGCAAAAATGCTTTCGTCAATGTCTTTTTTCTTGACTGCATTGGTTCCAGGAA